GTCTGTTGATGTATAGCAAATACGCGATGATGCACCATTAGTCCCATTTGTTCCGTTAGTCCCATTGGTGCCGTTAGTTCCATTTGTGCCGTTGGTGCCAGAATATCCTCTGGCAGTAATTGATGCACTCGTCCAATTAAATGATGTGGTTGAATTTGTTGCTGTGTCAGTAATAAATACTGTTGCGCCCCACAATGTATATCCAACAGATGGAGATGTGCCTGGAGTTAGGCTCCAACCTGAAGGAGCTGATCCAAAAGCACCCGTGCTCCATGTATAAGTAGCAGAGCCTGAAGGACCCGAAGGAATGCTTACAGACCACTGATATACAGTTGGCTCAGCAGATTGAGTTGCGTTGGCTCCATTAGTCCCATTGGTTCCGTTGGTGCCATTAGTTCCTGCGTAGCCAACAATATATGCTGTACTTGTAGACCAAGTTACCGTGGATGTTGCTGTCGTATTAGTATCAGAATAAATCTGTTGACAAGCATATAAGTTTTGTCCAGCAGGTCCAACGCCTGGAGTTTGCGTCCAGCCGTTCAATGTTGGATTAGTAAATGTGCCCGTCGCCCAAGTATATGTAGATGTTCCTGACGGGAAGGTGGTTGGTGTACTAGATGACCACTGATAGACCTCTAGTTGTGCAGTTCTAACTCCATTTGTTCCATTTATGCCGTTGGTTCCATTAGTTCCGTTAGTTCCGTTAGTACCATTTGTGCCATTTGTTCCTGCATATCCAACTACGTTTGCAGTAGATGTTGTCCAACTTACCGTAGAAGTTGAAGATGTCCCAGTGTCAGAATAAAGTTGAACGCATGAATAAAGAGTTTGGCCTGGACTTCCAGACCCAGGATTTTGAACCCAACTATTTGGGATGGATGGCGCAGTAAAAGAACCTGTTGCCCAAGTATATGTACTTGTTCCAGATGGGAATGTTGATGGAGTGCTATTTGCCCATTGATAAACCGTTAATTGAGCAGTTCTAGTTCCATTTGAACCATTAGTTCCGTTTGTTCCGTTCGTTCCGTTTGTTCCATTTGTTCCTGCGGCACCAACAACCAATGCTGTAGTCGTAGACCAAGTTACGGTAGAAGTCGCTGTTGTAGCGTTGTCGGAGTAATCTTGGATTACGCTGTACAAAGTCTGACCAGCCGAACCCGACCCAGGATTTTGCAACCATCCATTTGCAGTGCCTGGGGCTGTAAATCCTCCCGTTGCCCAGGTATATGTACTGGTTCCAGCAGGGAAAGCAGACGGAGGACTAGATGCCCATTGGAACAACTGCAATTTTGCTGTTCTTGTTCCGTTAGCACCTGTGGCCCCGTTGTCTACAAAAATGAATTGCAACGAAGAGGCTGCATATTGAGCGACATTACCTGCTGGGTCTTTGTATCGAACAGGAACAGTCAAGACCGCTGGAGTGCTTGTCATTGCCGTGGGAGTTCCCCACTGAGCGTAAGTGCCTCCGTCTGTAATTGCCCCTAGAGTCAAGCCACCAGAAGTTGTAATATCTGTATTTCCAGTTGTGTCACTAGCTCCAATTCGCCAAGTATTTTCAATAAAAGACAGATCAGCATCATCTTGTGCAGTTACAAACTGAACCTCGCCAGCACTGGTTGACCCATAAAGCCTTGGGTTGATTCCAGTAAATGTAGGAGTTCCACCTGTGCGAGATACAGAAATAGCACCTGGGGAAAAGGTGGCGACAAAAGAAGATGCCGCTATGGTTGCCCAAGAAAATTCAGCAGAAATAGTGGATAGTTGAGATGAGCCATATTCGTTAGAAACACTGAACGCAAAATAATAATCGTCAGTGCCAAGTGTTACGTCAGTAAATTTAATGGCCGCGCCAGGACTAAATGGCAAAGAGTTTGGAGAAAGTTGTGTAGCCCAAATCTTCCAATCAGTTTGAGTTGGAGATGCTTCTGTCGTATAGAAAAGACTTATAGATGTGACTCTTCCAGAAGAAGGAAGCTGGCAAGAAACACTAAACGTAGGCGGATTATTTGCGGGAAGCTCATCAGCGAATACTGGAGCCGACAAAGACGGGAAATAGAAAACAGAAGCAATCGATGAGTTAGGCGCAGGAGCAAACTGCTGGATAGTGCCGTCGTCATAGACATTAGAGTTGTACTCACTAGCCTCAATCCTCGCCCCGAGGTTGCCATCAGGAAGAGATGCTTCTTGTACCTTGGTGACTCGGAAGAGTTTTGCTGACCATCCGTAGTCTGCATTGGTTACGGAAATCACATCTCCTGCATCTACTTGAATACCTGTGTAGGCAGTAGAGAAGGAAACGATCAGGTCTTCTCGAGCCTGCTCAAGAATCCGGTTAGCTAAATAAGTCGCCTGTACCGAGTCATTAACCAGATCAAAACTGGTTGAGTATTTGTTTACTGGCTCATTAGGATAGAGAAGCCCAGCAGGCGTCTGAAGGAAGACGTACTCCGGTTGGTCTTTATTGTCTTTGAATGGAAATGAGACTTCGATCTGGTTAATAGAAGATGCCAGATCAACTACAGAGACTTTGATCTCTCCGATGATGTTGGAGTCATTAAAAGCAAAACTTGTCGATTCTGCCTTGTTGATTACTGGTGCCCACTGACCCGTAGAGGCTTGGTAAGACAACCAAGAATCACACGCAGTCAGAATCTTGTCTACGTTCTCGAGGACTGATCTTCCGGTATCAATAACCCCGTTGACGCGATACCTTGCTTGAGTAGCAGAGCCTCCACCAGAAGGCGTGTAAGAGATCGTAGCGTCCGAGTAAGTGTTCAGAGCGTTGCAGGCAGTCGTATTGACTGAAGCCGCAGGAACCGCCCCACCGTAGGTTGTGGAGGTCAGGTAGTCGTAAAGCGCATCCCCAGGCTTTGCAACACCCGTTCCGTTCAATGCGTGTTTGACCTTGAAGGTGACAGGCTGGAGAGAGGTAGTCCCAGCGTCTCGGTTGTAGATGAGCTTGACGATGGCAAACGCCAAACCATTCATTTGCCGAGTTCCGGTCCAGCGCAGGCCAGCAGCAATGTCGCTTCCACCCATGAACGTGGACGGAGAGGTGCCTGTGACGTTAGTTATCGTGCCAGCAGCAGTCGAGGTGTAGAGATTGATGTAGAGGTTGCCAGAAACCTTGGTGTCTACGTTTCCATCACCATCAGTCAGAGATATAACTTTAGTTGGATCAGTCCCATCAAAAGCAATGAGCCGATCCCCGTAGTAGAACTTCGTCCGGTCATAAGTGAACTGTCCGTTAGGCGAGATATTGGAGATCGCCAAGACGTAGTACATCGTCTTTTGATCTGTGGACAGTACCGCATCCACAAACGTGCCACCCATCCAGGCGTCACCATAAACGACCGGGATTGAGTTAGTAGAGCTTGGAGGTACTTGCTGCCTTACTCCGTTATCCGTTTGCGTAGGGGCCTTCTGTCCAAAGACTCGCGTGATGATGTAAGACGCAGCAAAGTTGATTGCAAACGTGGCTACAGCAAGAGCAACCCCAGTAAGTTGCGCTCCAATCGCCGCCAATACTACTGATGCTGGCATGTCTTATTCCTTAACGAATGTCGTTTCGATCTTCTTGAAGCCTGGGAGACTCTGCACAGAACTTGTGTGCATGAGTGATGCACATACGATGTCCGCACGTTTCTGGCGGATCAGTTCTTCCGAGTGCTTCACAAACTCAAAGAACAACCTTCCACCGATTGTGCCTTGTCTATATTCTGGATGAACCCACCAAGCAACTTCTTTGATTTCTGCGACCTGTGGGCACCAGAAGTTAGGCGTGATGATGGCAGCTAACATACCTCGCATCTGATCATCAAGTAGGACAAATCCTCTTCCAATAATCAGAGATTCAATCAACGCTTTTACATAGTCATCGTTCTGTACTTTAGAGTCTCTTAGAGCATCAATAGGCGACTCGCTGGCGTACCTACGCATCATCTCGGTACAGGCAGGTACGTCAAACTTAGACGCGAATCGGATCATGGTTGATCTCTAAATTCTTGCGTTAACTTGTCTTCGCCTGGAGTGGAAACACCGCCAGTTTTTGGAGGCGCTCCAAAGTCAAAGTATTGATTAGAAATCGCAGCAACTCGGTTCATGGATGTATCGCTGGGGTAGAAGAACTGCCAGGATTTCTGGTTAGTTCTTAGACCTGCAATCCGGTTCTCGAGAACCTTTCTCATCGAGGTGCAGGAAATAGTACAAGTAGCGACTCGAGTCCGAGCCTGATCGTCGAAGTCCTCAGAAATGCCTACAGAGTTGATGATCCCTGTGTATCTCTTGAAGAACTGAGTTGACGGGCTGGTTATGATCTGGTTGTTTGAGTCTAGAAATCCTCGCCAGATTTCTACCGTGGAGCCTTTAATATTAGAGGATAGGATCAAGCCTACGTTGGTAGGGTCAATCCCCGTCAGACTAATCGTGATGTCGTCGGATGTGCTTTTAATGTCTTGAGGAATGTCCCCAAGTTGAAGCAGCATCCCGAGGTTAGAGAAGGTGATGCCAGATACCGTGATAGGTGCCGCGGCGTTGCAGAATGAGTAAGTCGTCGTTACTGGATTTCCAATCTGAAGCCTGACAAACTCAGCGTGTCTTATATTTGCGCTCGAAAGCGCGTTCATTGTCGTACTCATGGAGCCACGTTCTCCCTAAACACAAAAGGACCGTCCCAGTTCACGAAAGCACCATTGGTCATCGGTGTGAGAGTGTAAGTCGGGCACTGCTCCGCGTACACAGGAAAACTCACCGCAGAGCCAACAGCGGTTAGCGTACCCGTAGAAGGTGTACCAATCACAGGCCGGTGGATGGTCGCGTTCACAGTGGCCGCGCCGCCCCTCAGAACGTCCGCAGTGATCTTGTAGACGTAAGAACCTAGTTGGATGAAGTCTCCTGCCGCCAGGACGACTACAGAACTTCCTACAGCAGGCAGGTTGCCGATAGAGATCGTTGTTGCGTTAGCCGCAGGCACAGAAGCAAGAGTCAGCGCCGCCGCCTGGGCACCAGATAGGCCACCGCGATAAGCAGTAAACCAGCTAAGGTTACTGCTAGAAAAAGTGATGTTTGCAGGAGTTTGACGGTCAAGGTTGTCAATCGTCTGGATAACATCTCGGACCTGTGGGTAGTACAAATAGTTATGCGGGACGATGGTGAACACCCAAGGCACAGCAGTAAGGTACTGAGCAGTCCTGATCTGCCCGCCCCTAGAGACTTGCTGTCCGACAGTACGCCGGTTATTCACAGTCATGGACTGCTGAATATCGACTATCGATTGAAACGACATTATGCGCGTCCTCTTCCAATGGCAAGAGACTTGTTAGCATAGGCATTAGCCGCCCACACCGCAGTGCTGCTGCCCATGATCCTATCCTCAAAACTCTTTACGTCAATCGCTTGGATGTTGTAGTTGTTAATAACTTGGGAGCCGCCAGCAGAGGCAAGAGCGTTATTGGGAACAATAGTCCCAGATGTGCGAGGCACAAACATCTCTGGTCCCTTCTCTCCAACCATGTAGGAAGTCCCCGCGCTAACAGCGCCTCCAGAAGCGCGAGGAATAAGCCCAGAACCTCCTGTAATGGTTCCGCCGCTGGCCGACCCAAATGAGAATCCGAAGTTTTTCAGGAAGGAATTAAACAGCATCGTTGCCGATGCTTTCAACTGAATCATGATCAAATCTTGGATGATCGACCTAGCCAAGTCTTTGAACGACAGCTTTCCAGTGCGGACGAAGTTCTCAAGTGCCTTTTCCATGTTGCCAAACACAGCATCATAGACACGCTGGGTGGCCTTTAGAGAGTCCTGCATAGAGATAAACATCTCTTGCATTCCTTGGTTCCTTCGAGCCTGGGAGACCAATAGATCGCGCTTCTCAGGGCTGAGATCAGGATTAGCCATGATCTCTGCGATCTTTTTCTGGGTATCCAACTCCAGCATGGCAATCTGAAGCGCCTTGTCAGAGGCTCCGATCAAAGACCCCTTGAGTTGCAATTTCTGCATCTCGTACTCAAGGCTTTCCTTTTCTGCCTGACCAGCCTGAACCAACTGGTTGTAAATCTGATCCCTACGCGATTGCTCTTGAGCGAGATCATTCATGGCGTCATCAGCAAGTTTCTGACGGTCGGCCATTTCATCTGCGTAACGCTTCTTTGCAAGATCGCGTATTTGTTTTTGTTTATCTTGCTCAATTTGAATTACTTGCTGCGCTAGTACCTGTGCATTTTCTTTATGAAATTTGCCTGCTTCAACTTGATCTTTCCTTATCATTTCATTTCTAGCAAGCAATATTTTTTCCTGAGCATTTAACTCAATAGTCATCATGTCATTTGCAGTCATCCTGCGAAGATCATATTGATTCTTGACTATTGCTTGATCAATCTCAAAAGACAGTTGTCGGCGTTTTTCGCCAAACTTAACTTCATCGTTAATTTCTTGCGTATTTTGTTGCGTTTTCTTTGCCGCAGCTTCCCCAGCCTGCATCTTGTCAAGGATTGCTTGCCTCTTAGCCACAAACTCCTGAAAGCCCTGCAACAGTTTCCCGTAATAAACAGAGTCAGGATTGGCTTTATTAAGTTGATTTGCCGCAGCAGTAATGAACTGGTTTATCTGATCCAGTTGCTCTTCAAGCGTTTGTGGCCGACCGATATTAAGCAAAGCATTCCATGCCGCACTAGCCGCGTTCTTAAGTTTTGTCCACGCGCCCTCAAGCGTTCCCACTTGGCGCTCTTGGTCTTGAAGTTTCTTATTCAGCGCATCAGCAGCAACCTTGGCCGCCTCTTGAGCTTTGCCTTGCTTATCAAGAACAACAATGTGCTTGTATTGCTCAAGCGTGAGGAAATTCATCCTGTCATTGAGCGACTTAATAGAGGACGCGCCGCCATCAAAAGCAGGGATTAATTTTTGTGCAACCTCAGTAGCCGTTTCACCAGACAACTTGGTGACATTAGCAATGGCCTGGGCTACAGAGCCCATAGATTGATCTGTGAACTTCCCAGACTTGACCAACTCCATCAGGATGTCTTTGGTCTTGCCGATAGACAAGTTAGTCTTTGTACTGACCGTGTCGGCCAAATCAAGGAAGGTCTTTTGCGTTAGGTTTGCGTAATTTCCTGTCAGGATCAACTGATCTCTGAGTTCTGCCGAATCTCTTGCGCCTTGATAAAACGCAACACCCAAAACACCAACAGTCGCGGCCAATCCTCCCATTGCGACCCGCATCGGAGTCAGCATAGTTGCAATGGCTTTGAACATATTGCCTATGCCGCCGAACTGATCCTTCAACTGACCACCCTGCTGGAGCAGAGCGATCATGGCGTTTTGGCCTGATGCGATCTGGGTTACAAGGTCGGTCGTTTGGTAGGTGATGGCGAGTTTCTGCTGCTCAGACAGAACGCCCATCGTCCGTTTGCCAGCAGCGGCTACTTCGTCATATGCCCTAGCCTGGGCAAGAAGTTGCTGCTGAAGAGCAGGCGCAGCGTTCTTAAACCTACCAGCGGCGATTTCGCGCTCAATCTGCGTTACCTTGGAAACTTCTTTGCCGTAGTCCTCAGTGGCATATTTAAGAGCAACAATCTCTTTAGCCGCAGCGTTAGATTCTCGAGTAATAGCCGCCTTGAGGTTCCTAGTCTCAGCAATAGCCTTGTCAACGTCAGCAGTAAATGACGCAGTATCAAGACCAAGAACGACACCAAGTCGAGCAATGTTGCTGGATGCCATTACTTCTTCCTTCGATTCAGTCGCTTCGCGTAAGCAGGAATTATGTAAGCTAACTCGCTCTTCAGTGCGCTAAGTACAGTTTCGACTTGAGCATCCAAAGACGGTCTTAGAAACGGTTGAGGGTTGAGCTTACTTGTCCCAAACTCCTGAGCCAGAGACACTGCGCTTTTCTTAACCGAAACAATCGCAATAGCCGCGTCCGTCTCGTTGACGTACTTTGACATCTTGTCCCTGCCATGAGGAATTCTGGCGTCCAGTTTTACCGTGTCTCTAAGATGGATTGGCCCGGTATTGCTTTCATCATAGGGAGCAGTCTGCTCGACCCGCTGATACACCGGCACCATCGCGTTACGCGCCGACTTTACGAGGGTGTTCCTCGCAACTAGGTCAGCGCGATAGCCTTGAGCCAAGTCCCGAAGTTGCTGCTCAAACTCAGCAAATCCCTCTAACTTGACCCCTCGCTCATTGGGTATGTACGCCAAACAACTTCTCCGCGCCTGGGGCCTGAGCCATGAAGGAAATCAGATTGTTGTTGACGGCAACC